ATTTCCCTGTCTTTCTTCCATAGCAATATAGGAAAGCCTAAATCCATAGGGACATGTTTCATAAGAGCTAACACTTGAATATGACCATGTTTTTCCACCTAATATAAATTTTGCATTATTATCCATTCTTATTTCCTTATGAATTCAGGTTTATTTTTTTCTCTTGGATCTTTAGTTGGTATTGGAGATGTATCTTTATTCCATTTATATCTCTTATAAAGTTCTTTCAAATTTGAATAAAATCTGTAGGAAGAATAATCAAAAAACAACCTTGCTTTTTTTACATTGCCAGTATAGCGATTTTTCAATATTGATAACTCAACATCTTCATCAATGGGGTTTTTTCCTTTTTTATAATTCCCACGATTATCCCTTTCTCCCCTTTTTTCTTCTTCACTAAACCGTTTCACGGCAACAATATATTGAGCGAGATTAGTAATTTCAGAAGCACCAGAAACATCATCTCCTGATAGTTCTCTTCCTACCTGCGTCTTTCTTGGATGAGCTGCCAGCACAATGAGAACGCCATAAAGAGAGGCAAGATGAATTAGTTTTACAATAAATTCTTTTTGTTTTTGCAAAGCATTTGAATCATTCGCTCCTATGTCTAAGACCATAAGATTATCAATAACCCAAATTTTTATCCCATATTTTCTAGTTGTTGCTACTGCTTTGTCCAGGATGGCATCACTTTTATTATCATTGCCATTATAAACCCATATTCTACCTTTATACCACTCCCTCATTTCTTTTACGGATTGAGTATCGATAGTGTGAATAAATTTATCTTTCATTTTTATTTTTTCTGGTCCAGCCATTTCTAACTCAACCCAAGATTTTAGAACAGGATTAATCAACTCTCCGCTAAAATAAAAAACATCATATCCTTGATTCAATGGTTCACATACAAACGTTTGATTTAAAAGTACAGACTTTCCAGATCCTCGTTTTCCAGTAACTATAACCACACTTCCAAAAAGAAATTTATAAACAATATCATCCACTGGTTTTAGCCCAGAATAAAGGCCAGGTGCTTTTTCAATTTCAAAATCGTCTACACCGGATAAATCTTCAACCTCTTCAATAGGAATTTCTTGTGCATTGAAAATTAAATCTAACACCGCTTGTTTTCCACAGTAATATAAAATTTCATTAATATCTTTTACGTGAATATTTTTGCCTTCTTGATTTTTTACGACACTTGGTGCATCAACAAATAAAGTTCTCCAGGTTCCAAGTCTTGAACAAACTTCTTTTCTCATTTTTAATCCTGGATCATCATTGTCCGACCAAACAATAATTTTGTCAAAAAGTTCTAGCCAATCCCAATTTTCTTCTATCCATGTATAATTTCCTGCACCAAATGGAACACCAACAGCATTAGTATATCCCGATTCTATGGCTGCCAAAGTGTCAGTATCTCCTTCACAAATTAGAAGAGGTCCATTGGACGTGTCTACACGATTCATATTATAAAGTAGTGGTTTTGTGTCTGCATTTTTCTGCGCCCAAAACTTATTTTCTTTTTTAGAAACTTTTCTGGCAGGACGATATTTTACCATACATAAAACATCGTTTGTATCATAGTAATGAAAAACTATATTTTCTTGACTGTCTTGTTGAATATCCAGTAAATCTAAAGTTTCTTTTGGAATCTCTCTTTTTCCTAGATAGCCTTCAACTTTTAATCTGTTTTCATTTTTTTCGTGTTTTGGGTAAATATAATCTCTTGTTTTTTTTACCCCCTTTTCTGAAAAACGATGTTTAATATCTACTTGATCAAATAATTTTGATACTGCTTCGATATACGTTAATCCTTGCTTTAAATATAGGTCAATAATTCCAAAATTTGCACCACATGAAAAACAATGAAAAGAGTTATTTTTGGGATTCCATATAAAGGATGGTGTTTCATCAATATGTCCTAATGGACAACTTCCTTTTAAATTATCTTCATCCCATGGATCTATTTGTAATTCATTCTTAATAATTATTGCCGCTTCTTCACCTAACTTTTCCTTTGCTTCTATTACTAAATTTTTCAGTATTTCATCAAACATAATACCTCGATTATAGCGAACAATATTGTAGAGGGGTAGAAATTTCTACCCCTCGTTTTCAATTATTTAGAATGGTATATCGTTAGAATCTTCCTCCTCGGCTTCTTCAACTACAGGAGGTGTATCAATACCTGCATTTCCTTGATTGTCTTCATATTCATAAACACCCCAGGCAAACACGACAATATTTTCATACTTTGGCCATACACGCCCATCTTCTCTTTCGGATGTTTCATGATTCACATAGGGTTCGCGAGAAATACCTCCAGACTTAATAACAATTCGCATCTTGAGTTCTAGTTCTGAAATATGTTTATATGCATCAGCAACAAATCGCACATAACTCCAATTTGAATTAGCGTATTCTCCAGTTCTTTTATCTTTGCGCGAAGTGCCCAACTTCACAAGAGCATAAGTTTCATGATCTTCGATTTCCCAGACTGTCGCTAATTGGCTGTATCTATGTTCTCCAATATACCACATATTTTATTCTCCTTTTAGTGCTTGAATATCATCAAATAACTGATTAAGAATTTTTAAATCTCTGATGTTATTTGGATTGCCAGTAGGTTCTATTGGCTCTAAGATAGCCATCAATTTTTTATTATCTCGACCTCCTAATTCAATGCAAAGATTGACAATTTCCGCCTGTTTTTCTTTCATAATTTCTTTATCGGTCTTTGTGTTACGAATAGGCATAGTGTATCCTTCGCCACTGTTAGCCCATTGGATAATTTTTTGTCCGTGTTTTTCAGATAGTAAAACATCACCTTCGTGTTCGAAAAGATGAGTATTGTCTTTTTGTTGAGTGGCTAAACTTGTTGATTGATCAATATTAAATGTTACAGTAAACTCATATTCTGCTCCCTCTCTTTGTCTAGCTCCTACGCCAAGTTTTTTAACACTAGTTTTTCCGCTATCAGTTTTGGTCATTTCATAATGATCTTTGCCACGCATTGTTGCTACAATATGAATGGGACTGTCGGCAATCGCAATAAGAAATTTGTCATGAAGTGGTGTTACTTTTGACCAGTCCTGGTAACGTCCACCTGCACGTGCGTGTAATTCTAAACATCCACCCTTACCGATCCATTCATGTGAGGCTGAATCCAGCAAAAGAAGTTGATATCCTTGTTCAACCGCCCATTCGATTACGTCGATATATTTTTGAGGATTATGAGGTGCCCCTATGTCAATAATATCGTAGTCAAATTCATTAGCATAATAACGACCACGACTTTGCTCAGTATTGACCATTAGAATCTTGGTCTCAACCCCCATTTTACTTAATTCTCCACGCATACCTGTTGTCAACCGCAATCCTGAATAAGTTTTTCCACCACCGGATGGCGCCATTAAAGCCACCTTTGTCCATATTTTTTCTCTTTTTGCCTTTTGTGCATTAAATTGTGCCATATTTATTTTTCTCCTTTATTCTAAAAACAAATTAACATATTTATTAGCCTGAATCTCAAAATCCTCCGTTTGATTATATCCACAACTTTTTGGCTCACCGCATAGTCCGTTACGATACACACAATTTGGAATACACAGTTCTGTAAGTAGTGGTTCGTGCAATGATAATTCATTAATAAAAATTTGCCAAATTTCTCTTGTTTCTTTACTTGCTAAATAACACAATCTCCTTTTTGAAATATTGATAATGGCTTGAGCGTTGGCTGTGCATCTATGGGTAACTAAACTATCTTGCGGGGCTTTATTTCTATCGTAATTACTTTGTCTATCATTTCTTTGTGACTTGACAAAATGTTCAATCCCAATTTTATGCCTACTGATATGAACACTTACAAAATAAGGAATGTCTTTCCATTCCCAGATATATTGCAGATTTCTTATAGGGCTATGTTCAGATAGTAATATCATTTTCTTCCATTGATTATCGGGAGGATGAATAACATTCAAACCCATAGTAGTCAATGCCGAAGTTTTTACATCAAGCCAATTTTTTCGTGTTGGAGTAGCAATAATTTTGATTTCCAAATGTTTCTCCTTTTTATTTTTTTGCAAAATAACATGAAATATTAGTTTTATGTGTTTTTATTCCTATGCTTGCGGAATAGATCCAAATGCATCCTCTTCAGAAACAAATTGTTTCATATCCGGCAAGTTAAATATTTCAAACGCCATTTCTAC